ATCTCAACCAATCCCATACGAACCAGCGCCTTTCCTTTCCCGGATACAAGAAACTCACGACGCCCATCACTGATAATTCTTCGGTAATCTTCCAGGCTGCTGCAATGCTTGTGCAGATTGCATGGGTGGCAGGCAGGGACCAGATTGTCGATGTCATCGCGCTCCTGGTGAAGCATCTTCCCGTCGAAACGAATGACTGGCTTAACGTGGTCGGCATGCCATTTATCGCCAAGTTCACACCCACAATAAGCACAGCGACCGCCAAACTTCATGCGTAGCTCTGCTCGTTGTTTTTTCGTCAGTGCCATCTCACTCCCCCTTCACGCCAATGCCAGCGGCCTGAATAGCCGCGTCAACTTCATCTGCGTAGTAGTACGTCAGACCGCTCGAAGATTTCGCCATTTTGAACGGCTCTGGCAGCGTCACCGTCCGCGCCTCCAGTTCTGCTATGCGCTTCTCTGCGGATTCCAGCTCATCCAGCAGCGCCAGAGCCATCCTTCTCATGCGGTCCTTGCTGCATACTTCCAGTTCTTCACGCAGCGCCTGTTTGTTGAGTGCTGTCATTTGGATGCCTCCTTGCGAAACATCAGTATTGTCAGGTCGCCTTTTGTTTCCAGTCGGACAGACCCACCAGGTTCCATCTCAGACAAGCTGAATGCGTCATACAGATCGTCAACGGCCTTCTGTCTTTTTTCCTGCTTCTTTCTGGATACCCATTGCTTAAAGGCGATACTGATAAACCATTCACAGGCTTTAAACATGATGTATACCCACCCAATAAGAGCTAAACCAGTATTCATCATTGTTGCGATGCTCATAGCGCGGCCCCTTTGCGAAGCTGGGAGGAGAACTCTGCGAGAAACTTCTCTGCATACTCGCCAGAGATCCCATCAGCAGCAGGCAGTGTGGAGTTTGTCAGTTCTTCTTTGGCGTCCAGAATCATGCGCACCACGTCGCAGACTTCCGTCAGCGGCTTATCAACGAAACCGTTATTGAATGCAGCAGCGAGGCGGCTGGCCGCATAGTTGATGCCCTCATTACGTGCACTGGCCCGCACTTCAGCTAGGAAAGCTTGATATGCTGGAATCTGCAACACAGCCAGTGAGCGAATCATATTCTGAACTTCTGGAGGGCATTGTTCGTAATGGTCGTCTGTGATGAATACCGCTTCGTTGTGAATTTTATCTACAGCGCTTAATTCAGCCGCCAGCTCCCTGCACTTGCTCTCGGCGTTAGCGAGCTGTACTGCCATGTCTGTGAGTTTCAGTTCCAGATTGTGAATAGTCGCGTCTGCTGCCCGGAACTCGCGTTGGGATTCAGTTAAATTTGAGCAGGCGTTTTGAATTGAGTAGGCCAAAATGGCAGTATCACGATCATCTGATTCTTCAGCTTTAACCTGCAACTGAACCGCCAGGCTGAAGAGATCAGCCATTTGAGTTTCTGTCATACGGTTATTGATCGTTTGCATTGGCATGTACCTGCTGAAGTTTGTGTTGTTTAACGAAGTGGGCCACTGCTTTTGACTGGCTGGCGATGATTTTTCTGTCACCCAGGTCGAGCGTGACGTTCTTACCGCGATAAATTATTGCCGAGCCGATTTCCTTACCGTCCAGCTTCACATAAAGCACTTTCCCGATAATCTCTGTCGTAGGAATTGGTTGTGAAAGGCGATAGGTTTCGCGAGCTTCAGCAATGGTTTTATGTTCGTCGATAATCGACAGGGCTTCAGCCAGTGCAGTACCTTGCAAACTGAACACGCCTTCATCGCTGATCGTCGCCATGGCCATCAGTTCCACGAAACGACGAGCACTTTTAATGTTGAGTTCCGGAGCGATAGAACTGCGGGTAACCTTTGTTTTCCCCTGGGCGGCGGCTACGGCTTTATCGTGCTGGAGAACCTCACCAGCTTGTTCGCCAAACTCACGAACGCGGTCAACAGCAACATCAACAGATACGGCACCAGATTTAACTTCCTGCTGAACGTCATAATTAGCGGTGCTCAGAGTGAGCAACTTCTCAACGGTCGCTACAGACTTGTTGACCAGCTTTGCAATCTCGCTGGTGGTCTGGTTGAAAGCGTTATGAAGCTCCTGAATAACGGCGGCCTGTTCAATATCGGAAAGGGGGAGTTGGTTATTACTGGTCATGATGCGAGCCAGACGCTGCACATCGTTACCGTTAAACGGCATGATATGAATGCGGTCAACTGGCTTACCAGCTTCAGCACAACGAGCGTAGCAGCGACGGCGGCGGTGGCCTTCAACAACCCACACACCACCTTCATCACGTGCGATAACCTCCAGCGGAGGAACGGTTCCACCGTTCATCAGATAGTTAAACAGGTCGTCATCTGCCTGGCGGGTGCGTTCGTCGTCTTCACGCTTGTTGAAACCTTCACGCACGTGGATATGTTCAAGGCTGATAAACATCCCGGTATCGGTGCGCTTGATGGTCCCGTCACGGGACATTTGTTTGAATGAGTTAGCCATCAGAGCGATCCTTTACCGACGACATCTTTGAACTCGTGGATAGTTACTGACCCATCATCAGGGTAATCAGCGCTCGCGATATTTAGGCCATATTTTATTACACCATCGTTGCTGAGCTCACCAACCCACAGAATTCCGTCAGTGAAATCACTGTATATCCCATCACCATTACCGCAAGTGCCACAGATAGTTCCAATGTCTGACGCATTCAGATACATTTGTTCGGGCACGAGCTTCCATCCTTCAGGAATTGCGTTTTGCCTAATTTCAGCAATAACAATTTCTGTTGCCGGTGCTAATTCACGAAGTTCTTTTTGGGCTTCAAGCATATGCAAATTGGTCGGTGATTTGGTGTGACGTTCAACGATGCGGTCGCACTCTTTAGCCCAGCAGTTAACATCGTCGCGTAAAACGCTGTTCTCGATGGCCAGTGCTTTACGTTGTTCCATTGACTCGCACAGCGCAACGCTGACGATATCAAGGCGGTTAGCCAGTTCGGTCATGATCCCGCGGTAAGCAACCGGAAGGAGAGGGGCGGCTTTACGCGCTGCATCGATCAGTTGCTCTCTTGTCATACGTGGTTGTAACTCAGTGACGTTCTGTGTGGTCGTCATGGTTAGTTTCTCCGTGTTATATGCGCCCTGCACGGCGCTGAATTTTGGTTGAACGAATCCCTCGCCAAAAGGCGAATAAAAGTTTGGGTTTCGTTTCAGTAAATGCCCCATGAAGAGGCACTTAGTGAAACGGGCGACTGCAATCGCCGGTTAGTTTCTCCACTCAATTGAAAGCGCGTTCCGCTTTAACGAACTGGCACTTAATGACAAGGGACAGAACACGCTTTCAGTTGAGTAAAAAGGGCGGTACCAGGGACTTAAAGGGTTGGTACTGGTACCGCCAAGACTCCACACAGCTTTCTTACTTCCTGGTACCACGCTGGCTACGTGATTCTGGTGCAGCATGCAGGATTCGAACCTGCGACCCACGGCTTAGAAGGCCGTTGCTCTATCCAACTGAGCTAATGCCACAACTGGAAGCGCACTCCACCTGTTTCACACCTGTCACCCATAACTGGTAAGTAAAGGAGTGCGCTTTCATGTTGTGTTCGTGGGGTCTACTTCCCTCCTGTCACGGTTCTTTCCCCGCGTCCGTCGCTCATTTCCGACTGTCAGCTTTCTTGATATGGCTCATTGGCTAAGCCTCTACATAATCAGTAGTAGTCACCGTTCCAGCTTCAGGGATTGGACATACCTCCGTCTCTCCGGCTGTCACCCTTGGCGTTTCATCCAGTTGCAGGCCGTAGCCACTTACCAGACGGACGTCACTCGAACTTCGTGTTGCGGGTTACACCTGTACTACGCGTCGAGTCCGCGCCCTGCAGTTAGCCTCTCATGCAGGGAAAGCTGTGTTAATGGCAGTAGGTTGCCAGCCGGGCAGCTAAGACACATTGAAGAGAGCACTAAATGATGCTTCTAAACAGCTATCGGGTGGGCATCACGTGGCGTTTGCCTGGTGTGCTTATTCACAGATAGTGCTCTCATCGTTGTGTGCCGGGTTTCCACCGGCTCCCATCTGTTTTTAAAGCCACTCAGATATCGTCTGGGCTGTGCCGGTCTGTTCCCGGCTGTCACAGGATTCACTGGGGATCCTGCCCACCACATCGGCGTTTGGTTTATCGACCTCACCCGGTTTCATTTGGTCTATGCCGTCTCTCCGGCCTGTCGCGTATGCCACGCCAGCCCTAACGAGTTTTAACGACCTTTCCCGTTTGCATCATCTTGTCGCCGCTGTTATCGGTGCGGTCACCGCCACTGTCCAGGACATTTAAAAGGACCGTCTCCAAGTGGTAACTCTTCCAGTCCCGGTAAGAACCCTGCGAGATGCTTACCGGGACCGCCTTATGCTCCCTAAAAAGATAGCTGCCACAAAGTGTGGGAAGTGGCAGCCATTACAGGATACCGAGGCTTCACCAGATGAATGAACAACAATTCACCCGACATGATTAATGTAGGATAACTTACCTTTTGCTGTCAATATTAAAAGTAGGAAAACTTACATAGAGGTGTAAAAATAAGCCGACATAGAAGTCGGCTTGGTTGAGTTAGAGGTCTGTAATAACTTGTCGAACTACACCAACGATTTTGCAGTTACCATTAACTTCAAGCACTCGATAGTTTGGATTCAAAGGTACGAGATACTTGATAGGACCATCGATAACAAATTTCTTCAAAGTGGCTTCAGTTGAACCCATTATTTGAGCAACAACTATCTTACCGTTAACTTCGTACGTGCTTCCGTAATCTGGGTCTACTACAACCAATGAGCCTTCAGGGATGCTAGGGGCTCCATTAGGATTAGTCATTGAGTCGCCACGAACTTTCAGAGCAAATCCCTCATCACAAAGATTTGCCGTCGTGTATACCCATTCATTAACGTCATCAGCTGTAACGGATTGTCCACTTTCAGTCCACTCACCAGCCTGTACCCACGAAAGCACGGGGATTTTTTTAATTCCGAAAATTTCAGTTGGTTTAAAACCAGATACTTCAGCTTCTGGATCACCGTTACCTGAAATTAGCCAATGAGGATTACATTTAAGAACAGCAGCTAACGCCTGGAGATTTGATCCGCCAGGTTCATAGTCTCCGGATTCCCATCCGGTAACAGTTACTCTATTCACACCGACCAGCTTAGCCAGTACAGCCTGAGTGAGCTTCAGTTCTTTGCGTCTAGCGCGAATGCGTTCGTTCATCTTCATGTAGGCAATCCTACCATTTTATGATGTAGGAATCCTTGACCACATAATGTAAGATATCCTACTATCAAGTTGTTCCTTATCCTTACATTTGAGGTAAAAATGAAAAAAGATGATGTGATCTCTTACTTTGGAAGCGTCGGAAATGTCGCAAAGGCTCTTGGCATTTCACATGCGTCGGTTTCCGGTTGGGGAGACGTTATTCCTAAAGGCCGCGCCTTTGAAATTCAGGCATTGACTGATGAGAAATTGAAGGTGAACCCCGCGCTTTACATAAAGCCTACCCATTCTATGGCTAAAGCATAACTACCAAAGGAAAAACAAGATGGTAGAGCAAACACTGAAAGAAGTAGTGAAAGCGATGTGTAAGGCGTACCCCGGAGGCCGTCAGGCTATGGCTGGTGCGTTGGGCATGTCAGAAACCCAGTTCAACAACAACCTTTACGAGAAAAACGGATGCCGGTTCTTTGAAGTAAATGAGCTGGAAGCGATGGAAGACATATCCAATACGTCATTTGTTGCTGACTACTTTGCTAAGCGTCGCGGCGCACTGCTGGTGGACGTACCAAACCTGGAAGATCTGGACCGTGTTGACTTGTTCAGCCGTGCAATGCGTACAGCAGCTGCAAGAGGGCAGGTTGATCAGATTATCCAGAAGGCGCTTGAGGATGGAGTGATTGAAAAGCATGAAGCCGAAGAGATTCAGGAACATCACCGCCGTCATCTGGCAGCGCGTGAAGAAGAAATCCGCGCGATTGTGGCCTTATTCAGCCGCCGTCAAAAGAAGTGACGCCAGCGAGTGTGCAGCTCCTGGCGTCGTGGCGTGTCGTATTCAGTGGAGAAACTAACGCATGAACAGTGTAACAACACAGTACCGCAGGTCGCAACTTATTGCTCGACCTATGCCGGGTGGAAAAGGTCCGGCGCAGTTCGTGTATGGGGTAATGGTATCCGGATGCTTTGAGCCTGTCTGCTACCAGTTTGCCGATTGGGTTGTAGGTGATTTCAACGGCCAGGCGGAGAAGGTCGAATGCGAGCACTCAACAAACGGTTCAAAGACAGCTACGGCGTCCCAGTCAGGGTTATCCGGTGGGAGCCAGAAACTCAACGGGTTATATACCTGCGCGACGGATACGAGCATGAGTGCTTCAGTCCTCTCGAACAGTTTCAGCGTAAATTCAGGGAAATAGAGGGACAGAATGAGCCTGTTAATGACATCCCGGCCAATAGTAATAAATCCTGACCTTGCATACAGCATTGGCCTGAATGAGGCGATTGCTTTGCAGCAGATTAATTACTGGCTGCAAGAAACCAAATCAGGCATGGAAAGTGATGGTGTTCGCTGGATTTACAACACGACAGAACAGTGGCTGGAGCAGTTCCCGTTCTGGTCTGAGTCAACACTGAAGCGCACCTTCACCCGCCTGAAGACACTCGGTGTGCTCAAAATTGAGCAACTGAACAAGTCTCAACGCGACATGACCAACTTCTACACGATCAACTATGAAAGCGAGCTTTTAGATGAAGTCAAAGTGACAGAATCGAAGAGGTCAAAATGCACTGTTCCATCAGGTCAAAATGACACGATGGAAGAAGTCAAAGTGACACGCTCCATCAGGTCAAAACGAACCGATGTCATCAGGTCAAAATGCACTGATGATCTTACAGAGAATACAACAGAGAGTACTACAGAGATTACAGGTAAAGACTCTTGTCCGGTTGCTGTGCAACCAGACCGAGATGTGTTGATTACTGATCAGGCTAAACAGGTTTTGGTTCATCTGAATCAGGTCACAAACTCACGCTACCAGGTTTCAACCACGTCTCTGCAAAACATCCGCGCACGTATCGGCGAAGGGTTCACTGTTGCAGAGTTGTCGCTGGTGGTGGATTACTGCAACGCGAAGTGGGGCGATGACCTGAAGATGTCTGATTACCTGCGACCACAGACGCTTTTCCAGCCGTCCAAGTTCCCTGGATATCTTAAGTCTGCAAATAACTGGGACAAAGCAGGGCGACCAGAACGAGTGAATGGGGAATGGGCCCGCGAAGATGGCATCTTCAAACCCAGCTTCATGAACACTGATTACAGCGCTATTCCACCAGGGTTCAGGGGGTAACGATGAGCATTCTGAAAACGGTCCAGATGTTTATTGCCATGAACCCCGGCTCCACGACCAGAGACATCATCGAAGGTCTGACACAGTTCAGCCAGGACAGGCTCCAACTCGCCGTTTGCCGCCTGTATGGTTCTGGGCTGGCAACGCGTAAACGCGACGGGCGACAATTCCGTTACTACGCGGAACCGCCAGCAGATTGCCACTTCGAAGTGTTTGAACCAACTCCTGAAGTCAGCGCCCTGATGGAAACGGCGAAAGGCCTGGAGTCGAAAGGTCTCTTTCACCGTGCCGCGACGATTTACATGGAGGCGTTCAGCTCATCAGCCATTGAATCAGAGCGAGCAGCAATACTGGCAGAACGTCAGCGCTGCCTTGGCCTGGCTAAGCCAGCAGTTATTACCGAAGACGGATGTTATCTGGCTGGTCGATTTTCGGGAGGTCGTTAATGGGCTATTCACTGATTTACGCTGATCCTCCGTGGGAATACGGAAACACCATCAGCAATGGTGCAGCGGAAAACCATTACGGCACGATGAAACTCATCGACATAAAACGCCTGCCTGTCTGGGAGCTTGCTGAGGAAAATTCCGTTCTGGCCATGTGGTTCACCGGTACACATACCCGTGAAGCGATCGAACTTGCTGAAGCATGGGGTTTTAAGGTTCGGACTATGAAGGGATTTACCTGGGTGAAGTTTAACTCACTGGCAGAACAGCATATCAATAAAGCGCTTCAGGCTGGTGGAGTAGAGGACTTTTACGACTTCCTCGACCTGTTGAACACTCAGACCCGAATGAACGGTGGAAACCATACCCGCGCTAATACCGAGGATCTGCTAATTGCCACCAGAGGGAAAGGTCTTGAGCGTCAGGACGCGAGCGTAAAACAGGTTATCTACAGCCCACTCGGCGAACACAGCCAGAAGCCAGCAGAAGCGCGTTACCGTCTGGAGCAGTTATACGGCGATGTCTCACGAATTGAATTGTTCAGCCGCTGCGCGTCCCCCGGCTGGCATCACTGGGGAAATCAGGCAGAAAACCCTGATGTAATCATGTCTCCTGGTTACGTTGGTAAACCTGATCCGCTGCTGGAGGTTGATTATGCAGGACGTTGAAGCACGTAACGCACTTCGTAACATCGCCAGAAGATGCAACGAGGAAATAACCGCTAAACGCAAGGCTAACCCTGGTATGAATTGTGACGAAATAGCCAGGCCGATTTTTAACGGCGCCATGGGGATGGTTAAGCAGCTTGGCTTTACGCCATCTCATTTGTATCTCGAAGTTGGGATTCTGAATAAGCGGATTAAGGAGCGCTGAAGTGAACAAACTTACCGTGAGACAAAGTGAAGTACTTGGTTCGATCGTGAACTATCAGCGCCGGTTTGGATTCCCTCCAACGATATGTGAACTGGCTGGGCTGATTGGTTGCTCATCACCGAACGCAGCAGCAGAGCATGTGAAGGCCATAGCGAAGAAGGGATATATCTCAGTAGCGCCTGGAGTTTCCAGGGGGATCACCGTTATTTCAGGAAATGATGAGGCAGACGCGATATCGATCATCAAGTCACTCATTAACGGTGATAGTGATTCAAGAGAACGCGCCTTGTCATGGCTGGAAGCGAGAGGTGTTCAGCAATGAAATTAACGTTGCCATTCCCGCCAACAGTTAACACCTATTATCGGTCCCCTGACTGTGGGGCGCTAAAGGGTAAGCATTTGATAAGTGAGATGGGTAGGAAGTTCAAGAAGAATGTTTATGCCTCTGTTGTGCAGCAGTACGGCGGTATACCGAAACCCGTTAACGTCAACGTTGAGGTAAACATAGTTCTTTTCCCGCCAGATAACAGACGGCGGGATCTGGACAACTACAACAAAGCACTGTTCGACGCACTGACGAATGCCAGAGTCTGGGAGGACGACAGTCAGGTTAAACGGATGGCAATTGAGTGGGGGCCGGTAGTAAAGCCTGGAAGGGTAGAGATAACGATCAGTCGATTTGAAACCGTGGCGGGTGCAGCCGCCTGATAAGTGGAGACAGAGCATGCAACAGATGAGCATAACAGTAACGTGTCCGACCCATCATGCAGCAACGGTAGGGCAGCAGATCACCATGTCCAGCCGTGAGATTGCGAAACTGGTTGATTCCCGGCACAGCAATGTCTGCGTAACGATAGAGCGCCTCATGAATTCCGGTGTGATTGGTGGGTATGCTGCATTGCAGTACACCCATCCCCAGAACGGGCAGACATACCATCACTACGAAGTGAACAAACGAGACAGCTATGTAATCGTTGCTCAATTATCGCCGGAGTTTACCGCCCGACTTGTTGACCGCTGGCAGGAACTGGAGAGCAACGGTGGAATGATTGTTCCCCGGTCTCTTCCTGAGGCCCTTCGCCTTGCTGCTGATCTGGCAGAGCAGAAACAGCGCCTGAGTGAAGAACTGGCAGTTGCAGCACCGAAGGCCGAGTTTGTTGATCGTTATGTGACGGCTACTGGGTCAATGACTTTCCGACAGGTTGCCAAGTTGCTTAACGCCAAAGAGCCAGAGTTTGCGATGTTCCTGATTGAGAACGGCATCATGTACCGGCTTAACCGTGTTCTTACGCCAAAGAGCAAGCATATCGAAGCAGGGCGCTTTGAGGTGAAGACGGGGACGACAAACCAGACAAATTACGCGTTCAATCAGTCCCGCTTCACCGCCAAGGGTGTTCGCTGGATTGGTGGCCTGTGGGCGGAGCATATTGCTAAGGGGCAGGTAGCGTGAGGGCATTACTGACACCTGAAGTGGCACCTATGACCGGGGTAGTGATATTTCGCCCAGGCAGTGAACTGATGCATCTGTTCAGACGTGGTCGTGTTCTTATCGAGCCCTCGGCAGAGTCAATGGCTGAGTTACCGTCTGGCATGCTGCCGGAGACTGCTCAGGAGCTTCAGAACGATCCGTTAATGCGTGATGTCTTTGAAAATCAGAAGGTCATACATCGTGCTGGTGGACTCAATTCACTGGATGCCTGGCTCGAAAGAAAACTGGAATGTCAGTACCCGCACAGCGAGTGGCACGACCGCAACTACACCATTACCCGGCATGCGCCTGGCTCAATCCGCACGTGCTGGGGCTGTGACTTAAAAATTCGTGATCAGTTCACTGAAGGTCTGGCGGGTATAGCCCGTGAAAACCTGGTATCCTGGCTACTGAAGGTTGTAAACGGCCAATTAGGTTTCAGTGAGGACCATATTCTGACGCTGCCGGAGTTTTGCTGGTGGATGGTCAGGAACGACCTGGCTGATGAGATACCTGAAGCCGTAGCCCATAAAGCCCTTCGTCTGAAGGAAGAGACTAACCAGTCGGTAACACGTGAAAGCGATATTGTTCCGACATTACCCGCTCAACAACTGGTACATGAGAAAGCGAAAAAGTTAGTGGCGATGAAGGTAGACCCGGAAACGCCGGAATCCTTCATGCTTAAACCCAAGCGTCGTCGCTGGGTGAATGAGAAATACACGAGATGGGTTAAGGCCCAGCCGTGCGTCTGCTGTAACAAGCAAGCTGACGACCCCCACCACCTGATTGGTCACGGGCAGGGTGGAATGGGTACAAAGGCACACGACCTGTTTGTGATTCCTCTGTGCAGAGAGCATCACGACGAGTTGCATGCTGATCCTGTGGCATTTGAAGCGAAATACGGTGACCAGCTGGTCCTCGTGTTTCGGGTTATAGATCGTGCGCTGGCAATCGGCGTACTGGCGTAAGTGGAGAACGCTAAATGATTAATCCTTCTGAAGTTGGTAAATCTGGTGAAATGGTTCGTCTTCGTACTCTGGAAAGCATCTGGATACAGGGTAAGTTGCGCATGTGGGGACGCTGGTCTTATATCGGCGGCGGTAGTGGTGGGAACATGTTTAACCAGCTTCTGGCATCCGGGAAAATCACCAAGACAGCTATCAATGAAGCGCTACGCCGGATGAAGAAAGCGGGTATCAGCAAACCAGAACTTGAAGCGTACCTGCGTGAAATCCTCAATAGCAAAAATAAAAGCGGCATGGCGTTCTGTTCAGACGAAGAAGGGCTGTTAGTGGACGGTGTCATTGCTTCTGTACTGATGAATGATGACTACCGATCGCTCTATAGCGTGATTGTCGACCGCCATCGCCTACGTAAGAGCAAGTTGCAGATGGCCAATGAACTGAAGGCTAAACATCCTGACTGGCCCCTGATCACCTGCCGTCGCCGCATTGACACTTGGCTAAGTCTGGCAGAATCGATCCTGTACGCTCCAGTTTGTGACGCATTCGGCACAAATAGCGACAGATTTAAGTTGCAGAGTGAGCAAGAAAGTGCTTAAATTGTGTTAGGCTCGGGACGTTAAAGCGAACTGAGCAACAGAACAAAAAGAAACCCGCCGCCGTGCGGGTTTTTGCGTTTATGGAGGGTATGAAAATGCACCAGTAAAACGGACAGACCGCAACTGTTGGACAAAGCAGTAGTCATGATGCTGCCCCGAGTCTCCATGAGAGAGCCAGACGCAGGTCCGAACTGCGACACACGCTGGTTAGGGTTAATAAAGAAGATGTGTGCCGGTACTCCAGAGCGATCGCCAATCGTTCTCCGGTTAGAGGTGAGGGATTCATGAGATACCCCTGACTACGGACTCAAGGGCATGAGCGTGGCCACTCCGGGAAGTGGCAAAGAATTTATAGCCTCGCTTATGCGGGGCTTTTTTACATCTGTGCCCCGCTCGGTGCATATGGCCTTTAGCAGATTGATAAATATAGCCGTTTAGACGGCACTTCTTTCCCCTCATATTGAGAGGACTCACAGCAATTAAGAGGGGGCTAAATGTCCGATCCGATTTCCGGTACTGGGCTGGCTGGTGGTGTCCTGACGGGAGCCAGTGTCTATGGATTTCTGTCCGGAACAGATTACGGTGTGGTGTTTGGCGCGTTTGCCGGGGCTGTATTTTACATTGCAACGGCTGCGGACCTTAGCGCAGCACGTCGGCTGGCGTATTTTGTCGTGTCCTACATTGCCGGGATCATCTGCTCAGGGCTGGTTGGTTCAAAGCTGGCTGACTGGACTGGTTACAGTGATAAGCCTCTGGACGCTATCGGAGCCGTAATCGTTTCTGCTTTAGCTGTCAAAATCCTGACGTTCCTGAATAACCAGGATGTCGGCTCGCTGGTGGCGCTGATAACGCGCCGGGGAGGTTCAGGTGGTACTAAATGACCCATCGGCAACAATCAACGCGCTGCTTTGCGCTGGGGTAGTGTTGACCCTGATGTTTTACCGTCGTGGTGATTCCCGACATCGACCATGGGTGTCTCGCTTGGCGTGGCTGCTTACGGTCATCTACAGCGCTGTACCACTGGCCTATCTGTGCGGTATCTACCCTTATTCATCGTGGGCCACTATCGGGGCCAACATTATTTTCCTGTCTGTGCTGGTCTCCGTCAGAGGCAATGTGGCGCGGCTTATTGATGCTGTTTACAAATAAAAAAGCGAGTCGCAACGACATCGCTACAACCCGCAAAGTAGATAGAATCATTAGGATTTATCTTAAGTCTCATTGTGACTTAAATTAAATTGAATTTCATCATCTTAGGTGAATTCTAATCCCTACCATTAATAGTGGTTTAATCCGGTACACATATGAACCAATCACAATTTCAGCAGGCGGCTGGTATCAGCGCCGGGCTTTCTGCACGCTGGTTTCCGCACATTGATGCGGCAATGAAAGAGTTTGGTATTACAGCAGTTAATGATCAGGCCATGTTCATTGCGCAAGTCGGGCATGAGTCTGCTGGCTTTACCTCGCTGGCAGAAAGTTTTAACTACTCGGTTGAAGGGCTGAAGAAAACCTTCGGTAAGCGCCTGACGCCGTATCAGTGTGAAATGCTGGGGCGTGTCGATGGTAAGCAGGTGGCCCACCAGCCGCAAATAGCCAATCTGGTTTACGGTGACCGCATGGGGAATAACAGCCAGGGTGACGGCTGGAAATATCGCGGTCGTGGCCTGCTTCAAATCACCGGCCGTGAGAACTACACCAAATGTGGTGCGGCGCTGAAACTTGACCTTGTCAGTACTCCGGAACTATTGACGCAAGAGCGACACGCGGCACGTTCAGCGGCATGGTACTTCACGTTACGCGGCTGTCTCCTCTATTCGGGGGATGTGGAACGCGTCACGCAGATTATTAACGGCGGTCAGAACGGCATTAAAGACCGCCGTGAACGTTACGCCAAAGCTAAAGCCGCACTGATGTGAGGTCATTATGGGACTTGAAATGATTATCGGCCTGATTGTTGCCGCGCTAGCAGCAATTGCCGGTGCTTTTGGGCTGGGTAAATCTCGCGGTACCAGTATCGCCGAAACAAAAGCGGACAAGCAACGCACTGAAGAGCGCGTAGCAGCTACTGAAGCCGTCGCAGAACGCCGGGTAGAAACAACAAAAGGAGCCAGGGATGTACAGCAGACTGTTAATCATCTTCCTGATTACGATGTTGACCGTGAGTTGCGCGAAAAATTTACCCGCAAAACCTGAAGTAACGGACACGGCCTGTGACTGGGTAAATATCATCTACCTCACTGAACACGACATTGAGGTTATGGATCGACAGACTAAGAAAGACGTGTTGACACATAACAGGTCTGTTCAGCGCAACTGTCCAAATAAAATTACTACGGCCTCGCAATAGCGGGGCTTTTTGAAGACCAAAAGAGAGAGAATGATGGAAAAAGAGCAAAAAGGTTGTCAAATTCTGCCTGTAGCAAAAGATTTTAAATTCTGCCTGGGCCAGTTGGTGAACCTGCGTATTAGTGATGAGTTTGGCGAGGTACAGGCCCGATCCCAGCATGTTACTGGTGAGAATCAATACTACATTTATTACCAGGCAGCAGATAATTGCGCGACTGAGCGTTGGTTTTCCGAATCTCAGCTGACGGCGGTGGAAGATGATCGCTCTCCGGGGATGCCAGTATTTGGCTGCGTAGAGTTGCCGGAAGGCGTAACTGTCGAAGAGTAAGGCATTACAGCAGGCATTCACTGAGTGCCTGTGATAATGTCAAATTGTGGTGAATGCAGGATGCTGACCTGCGCGCCAAAGCGTCCCGTGAGAAACGGGCAAGCCGGAACCCAGACTCGCTTCGGCGAATCCCCGCCATTTTGTACGCCAGAATGCCGTGGCAGCACCGGCCACCACTCCTAATTGAATTGTCAGTGGATAGGGTAGCTCCCGAAAAGCGGCATCGTCATCGCCTGCCACTGATAACATGACGAGCAACTAAGACGAGGTTGTGATGGGCGAGAACGAAAGCCAATGGATCAGTATTGAATGCCGACTACCAGAAAGCAAAGAGGGGCAATGGTCGAAAGAGGTAATTGCGCTTAGTGATACCGGTGATGTCTTCAAATTATCCTGCATGGGATCATATTGGCAAAGGTCGACGGCATTCATTGAGTCGGGTTCAACAAAGATAACGCACTGGATGCCGCTAATTTACCCCGATGATTAAAACAGAATGAAAAATATAGGTCGCTTAGGCGGCCTTTTTTATTGCGCTTCGCACGCGCATATCGAAGAGAGTCTTTCAGTAGTGAGCCTGGGTGATGCCGTTAGGTTGCGTTTACCTCTCGGGCGGCATTGCCGTGCGACAGGCTCACGTCTAAAAGGAAACGCACATGAAATATCAGCTCGCAAAACTGTATCGCGGAGGACGTTTTTTCGGGTATGGAATAGCTGTAGGCGGTTTGCTTCTTGATGATCAGGTTTCAACAACCATAGATACAGACGCTAAAAATCTGCCGATAGTGACCGCAATTTTTCATTTAAGTAATGAACATTCAGAAAACCAGCCCCGAATTGATTTGGATAATCCCCTCGCTTCTAACGAGCTTAATGTTGTTATCCATACAGATAAGCCATTTACCGTTGAGCAGGCAGAAGAGCTTCGAGATACGGTGAAAGAATTTCTTGCTAAGCATAATCTTTCTGGTGGTGGTGCATGGACGTCTTTATAAGCGGAATTAGGTTTGTACCAGAAAGCGCCAATTCATCGCGCATAGGCATCGCAATCACAACCCATAATCGTCCTGAAGTGCTTAAGCGTGCCATTGAGCAGCACATGAAGCATCTTCCATCTGGTGCGCTGGTGGTTGTGATAGACGATGGATCAAGTCCAGCCGCTGTTGTACCGGCTAACGTGAAGCTGGTACGTCATGATCAATCACTCGGCATTGTCGCCTCTAAGAACGCCAGCCTGACAGCGCTGGTGGACGCAGGGTGTGAGCATCTTTTCCTGTGGGATGATGATGCATGGCCAATAGATGATAACTGGCATCTACCCTACATCGAATCACCAGAGCCCCATCTGGCTTATCAGTTTCTTGACCTCGCTGGCCCACGAAAGATTAACGATATGACTGTCCTGTACAGGGATGATAAGCATATCGCTTACACCGGGCAGCGCGGCGTTATGCTTTATTACCACCGCAGTGCCATTGATAAGGTTGGCGGATTCGATCCGGTATACGGGCGTGGCATGTACGAGCATCCTGATCTGGCGCTTCGCATTCATAACGCAGGGTTATCGACTTGGGCGTTTGCGGATGTTACTGGCTCTGAAAAGCTCATTCATTCGATGGATGAATACGAAGAGGGTGCACGTTCGATCCCCAGACCTGAGCGTGAAGCGTTAGCAAAAGCTAATGCTGTTATTTATAGCGACCGACGCGATAACGGTTACACCGCATACGTTCCGTTCAGGAAACAGCGCAACGTGGTGATTACTGCATTGCTGACTAGTCAGGATGATCCACAACGTCAGGTAAGGATGAAAGCGTCTCCTGAGTTGGTTCAGGGATGGGCCACGTCTATTCGTGGCGCTGATGCAGTGGTACTGGCCGATGAGCTCGATACAGCACCGAAAGGTGCGGACCTTTTCAAAGTGTCACCTTTGTCAATGAGTCCCTATTTCGCACGATGGCTGCATATTTATCAGTTTCTGCGTGCTCATCCAGAGTATCGCCTTATCTGGTGTACTGATGGTACCGATGTCGAAATGCTTAGAGAGCCATGGGCAGAAATGCAGTCGGGTAAAATTTACGTGGGCTCAGAGCATAAGACGTATGCCGACGAATGGATGAAGTCCAATCACCACGGCAAAGCGTATAGCGAGTTCATCGAGAAGCACATTGATGAACCGCTGCTCAACGCTGGACTACTTGGTGGTAGTCGTGACGATGTAATGGAGTTTGCTCACAGGATCATCAGACAGTATTACCTGATTGAAAGCCATCATTTCTGGAGGATGGAGACAGCTCGCCCCGCGCTGGTCGATATGGGTGCTTTCGGTATGGCTGCGAAGTCATTTGGCAATAGAGTCGTTACCGGCCCTAAGGTTCATACCATTTTTAAAACTGATGGTATCGGTAAGGAGTTCGCATGGTTTCGCCACAAGTAATGTTTGTGGTTATTGGTCATCACGTTCGCCGTAAACAGGCATTAATTTTGGCTGAATCTATTGGCGCCACCCTGATGATTGATACTGATGATCACGGTGCTAACTGGAATCATCGCCGCGCGCTGGAATGGGCAGCCAATCAATCATGCCGTGTGGTAGTGCTTGAAGATGATGCTATGCCAGTTGCTGGTTTCTGCGAAAAGATTGCTGTATGGCTTGCACGTTATCCGGATGCACTGTGTTCATTTTATCTCGGCACTGGCCGTCCACCACAGTATCAACTGGAGATAGCATCAAAGCTAATAGCAGCTGATAAGGCCAGAGCTGACTTCATTACATTGCCGCGCCTTATTCATGGCGTCTGCTACAGCGTACCTCAGCAACATATCAAGAGAGTGCTGGAATAAATGGAACCACAGCAAAGCAGCTGACTATGCAGTCGGTGATGCTTACGGTGGCCCTGTTGTATATCCATGCTACTCACTCGTTGACCACGCTGATGGACAGCCAGTAGAACAAGCCAGAGACAATCAGCCAAGAACAGAACGCCGCAAAGCATGGAGGTTAAATGTCTAAGCTAAAGGCACTACAGCCGCGCTTGAAAGCTATCGACACCCGACGAATAAAGCCTGTCTATGGTGAGAATCGTCGAGTGAGTGGAAGCGCAAGGGTGAGCCTCAAGCGTCGTATATATGTGCGCGACGGTGGTCACTGTTGCATGTGTCAGCGAGTGGTTGACCTGCATGACAGTGAACTTGATCACCGCATAGCACTACAGTTTGGCGGTGACAACGATGAGAGCAACCTGTGGACGCTGTGCATTGATTGCCACTCAGGTAAGTCATCGCGCGAAGCATCAATCAACCAGCCTGACAGTGAGGCCCTGAAGCACTCTGTGCCGAAAGATAAATCACAATCTGGCATCGTAATTCTCTGACCAAACACCGGGGGGGGTATCGGTGGGTGTCAACGCCGATCGCGCTGGACACCGCGCCCCCTCTCACGCGCAGAAAATTTTCCCCTTTGGAGGGTGTTAACGTGTTAACAGGACAAAAGCGCAAATTCGCACAAGCGCTGATGTCCGGTTCATCCCAGGCTGAAGCAGCCCGAAAGGCCGGTTACTCCGAGAAAACCGCGAGGTCACAGGGTTCCCGGCTGGCAAAAGACCCGGATATCATCGCGTTTATCAGTAAAAAACGTGGGGCCGAAGTCATTGCCGATCAGGCTGTTTCTGAACCAGATGATCTGCCAAAAGTTGTTAACAGAACGGTGAAGGAATTTGATGATCCGCTTGAGTTCCTGAAAGCAGTGATGAACGACGTATCAGAAGAGACGGATGTCAGAAAAGACGCCGCAAAAGCGATGCTGCCATACCTTCACCCCAAAAAAGGAGAAGGCGGTAAAAAGGATGCAAGACATGCCGCCGCGAAGGTCGCAGCAACGGGTAGCAAGTTTGGAGCAATGGCACCGCCGAAGCTTGTTGTTAATAACAAGGGGTAATAAATGACTCAATGGACCACGGCTTGCCCTGAATGGGAATCTCTTCTGGTTGCAAAGCAATCAATCATCCCACCACCAATTTTCCCAGACCAGGCAGAACAGGCACTTGGCATCTTCAAAGAGTTACGCGTCTCTGATTTACCAGGGAAGCCAACATTTGGTGAGTGTTCCGAGGAATGGGTATTTGACTTTGTTAATGCCATTTTCGGTGGCTATGAAGCAGAGACTGGTAAGCAGTTAATCCGCGAATATGGACTACTTATCTCGAAAAAGAACACAAAATCGACCATCGCTGCAGGAATTATGCTGACCGCGCTAATCCTGTGCTGGCGTGAAGATGAAGAGCACCTGATTCTCGCGCCGACAAAAGAGGTGGCTGATAACAGTTTTAAACCTGCTGCCGGGATGATACGCGCCGATGAAGAGCTATCTGATATGTTCCAGATTCAGGACCATATCCGCACCATCACACACCGAGTAACACGAAATACACTCAAAGTAGTAGCAGCTGACACCGATACTGTTTCAGGTAAAAAGTCAGGGCGCATTCTGGTCGATGAGCTTTGGTTGTTTGGCAAGCGAGCTAATGCCGAAGCCATGTTTATGGAAGCACTTGGTGGGCAGGTATCTCGCAACGAAGGGTGGGTTATATTCCTGACTACGCAAAGTGATGAACCGCCTGCTGGTGTATTCAAAGAACGACTTGATTACTGGCGAGCTGTGCGAGATGGGAAGATTAATGACCTTAAAACACTCGGCGTCCTGTATGAATTCCCTGACTCTATGGTGGAAAGCAAGGCTTACCTTGAACCAAAAAATTTCTACATCACCAATCCGAATATTGGACGTTCGGTAAGTGAAGAATGGATTGCCGATCAGCTTCTGAAGAACCAGAACAAAACAGACGGCACATTACAGCAGTTCCTTGCGAAACACCTCAATATCGAAATTGGTCTGAACCTCCGCAGTGACCGATGGGCAGGTGTTGATTTCTGGGAGCCGCAAATTAGGCAGGTAACATTCAGCGATATCCTTCAGCGAACTGAGGTTGCTACGGTTGGGATAGATGGTGGTGGCCTTGATGACCTTCTTGGTCTTTACATTATTGGTCGTGACAAAGAAACCCGTGAGTGGATTGGATGGGGCCATGCCTGGGCGCATGAAATAGCTGTGCGCCGCAGAAAAAGCGAGGAATCCAGGTTCAACGATTTCGTTAAGGCCGGTGACCTGACTGTCGTAAAACGAGTAGGACAGGACACTGAGGAAGTTGCGGAATATGTCAGCCGTATCAATGATGCGGAACTGCTGGATAAAATTGGCATTGACCCTTCTGGTGTCGGTCAGATCCTTGATGCTCTTGTAGAAGCTGAAATACCTGAAGATTCAGTGGTTGGTGTCAGCCAGGGCTGGAGACTTGGTGGTGCGATTAAGACAACAGAGCGCAAGCTTGCAGAGGGGGTACTAATTCATGGTGGACAGCCATTAATGGCCTGGTGTGTAGGAAACGCCAGAGTAGAACCTAAAGGTAACGCTATCCTCATCACTAAACAGGCCAGTGGAAAGGGGAAAATTGACCCCCTTATGGCCTTGTTTAATGCCGTTTCGCTAATGGCACTTAATCCTGAAGCGAAGAAGAAAGATTACCAAGTATTTTTTATATAAATAACACGTCAGTTAATAACCCGCAGCGGCGGGTTTTTTCGTTTCTGGAGGACAGTAAATGAAGCTTGACCGCGCATGTACGATCATGACGGTGAAAGCGGTGGATGAGGACAAACGGATAATCACCGGGATTGCTTCCACTCCATCACCTGACCGTGACGGCGACATTATGGACCCTGACGGTGCGAAGTTCGGTAGTGAAAACCCTTTCCTCTGGCAGCATGACAGAACCCAACCTATTGGGAACTGTTCTGCAAAGAAAGTGAAAGAAGGGCTTCAGATCACGGCGCAACTTGTTAAGCCAACACCTGACATGCCATCGCAGCTGGTGGCCAGGCTTGAAGAAGCGTGGGCATCAATCAAATCAGGTCTTGTGAAAGGCCTGTCTATCGGCTTCAAGCCAATTAAATATGCATATCTCGACTCTGGTGGCATCCATTTTCTTGAATGGGAGCTTCTTGAAGTCTCTGCAGTAACGATCCCGGCGAATGCCGAGTGTTCGATTCAAACCGTTAAATCGTTTGACCGCCAGTTACTCGCCGCGCTCGGCACTGAGAAACCGGTAGTGAAAACCATAAATTCTGCTGGCGCTTCAGCACCGAATAAATCTTCTCAAAAAGGAAAATCAACGATGAATATCGCTGAACAGATCAAAAGTTTTGAAAACAAGCGTGCAGCGCTGGCCTCTTCACTGAACGACATCATGAGTAAAGCCGCCGATGAAGGCCGCACGCTGGATGCGGAAGAAACAGAAAGCTACGATAACACTTCCACTGAAATCAAAGCAGTCGACGAGCACCTTAAACGCCTGCGTGATATGGAAAACAGCATGGCATCAACCGCCAAGCCAGTAACTAAAGCAGCATCTGGTGAAGTTACAGTGGTGAATAACGCACCATCCATCATCCGTGTAGAGCCTAAGCTGGAAAAAGGTATTGCCCTTGCCCGTTTTGCCAAGTCTCTGGCAGCTGGTAACGGTAGCCGCTCCGAAGCGCTGCAGATTGCGAAAAACCAGTATCCTGATGACACCAAACTTCATCACGTTCTGAAAGCTGCGGTAAGTGCTGGTACTACCACAGACCCTGCCTGGGCTGGTGCACTGGTTGAATATCAGGATTACGCGCAGGATTTCGTTGAGTTTCTGCGTCCTCAGACCATTATCGGACGTTTTGGCCAGGGTAACATCCCGTCCCTGCGTCAGGTTCCGTTCAATGTTCGAATTCCGGCGCAGACCTCCGGTGGTTCTGCTAACTGGGTTGGTCAGGGTAAAGCCAAGCCTCTGACCAAGTTTGACTTCGCAACCATCACCTTCGGTTTCTCCAAGGTTGCTTCTATTGCAGTACTGACCGAAGAGTTGATCCGTTTCTCAAATCCATCTGCTGATGCTCTGGTGCGTAACGCCCTGGCTGAAGCGGTGATCGCGCGGCTGGATACCGACTTCATCGACCCGGCAAAAGCGGCAGTGGCTGATGTTTCCCCTGCATCTATTACCAACGGCATTACTGCGATTCCGTCTACTGGCGATCCGGATACCGATGCTGCTGCAGCATTTGGTAAATTTATTACCAATAACCTGCAGCCGAATGGCGCGGTATGGCTGATGTCCAGTACTACGGCTCTCACTCTCTCCATGCGTAAAAATGCCCTGGGCCAGAAAGAGTATCCGGACATGACCATGCTGGGCGGTACATTCCAGGGTCTGCCAGTAATTGTCTCCCAGTACGTTGGCAATCAGTTGGTCCTGGTTAACGCGCCAGATGTGTACCTGGCTGATGACGGCGGTGTAGCCGTTGATATGTCTCGCGAAGCTTCTCTGGAAATGCAGAGTGCTCCTACCCATGACAGCACCACCCCAACGGCAGTGGAACTGGTATCCATGTTCCAGACCAACAGCGTGGCCATTCGTGCAGAGCGCTGGATTAACTGGAAACGCCGTCGCGATGCAGCAGTAGCTGTTATCTCCGACGTTGATTACAGCACTGGCGCTACAAGCTAAGAAGGAGGGCGGGGGAAACCCCGCCATTTCATATGGCAAAGATCAGATACCTACAGCGTACACATGACTCATTGCCAGGTGATGAGAAAATTGTGAATGACCAGTGCGCAAAGGTACTGGTTCTGCTGCATAAAGCTGAATATGTGACTGGCAAAAAAGCTGGTGGACCGAAAAAGAAAAAAGTTAACGCGGAGAATGGCTGATGTGGAATCCTTTTAGTCGGAAAGAGAAAGCACTACAGCAACCATCATCTCGCGGCTGGACTCCGATATTTTCTTTTGTCAGAGAACCTTTCGCAGGTGCCTGGCAACGAAACATGGACATCAGGAATGAGACCGTACTTTCGTATTATGCGGTGTTCTCTTGCGTTACGCTGATAGCCAGTGACATTTCAAAGATGTCGCCAGCCATTCAGGCCAAAGATTCTAACGGCATCTGGAAAGAAGTTTCGGATAATGAATTCGACACACTAATCAGTAAACCTAACCAGTTTCAGAACACAATTCAGTTTTTTGAAACGTGGATGAATTCAAAACTTTCTCGCGGAAATACCTACGTGATGAAGGTTAAAAACAATACCGGGAAGATTACAGAACTTCGTATTCTTGATCCGGATAAAGTCACACCCTTAGTTGCTGATGATGGTTCTGTTTTTTATCAAATTAGCCCTGACCAGATTAGCGGTTTGCCGACACAAGTAACCGTTCCGGCGCGAGAAATAATTCACGATCGCTTTAATTGCCTATTTCATCCTTTGATCGGTATTTCTCCTATCTATGCATGTGGACTCGCAGCAATGCAGGGTAAGCACATCCAGGAAAGCTCTGCGTTCTTCTTTAAAAATGGCGGCAAACCAAGTGGCGTTATTACTATTCCTGGCTCTGTTGATGCTGACAAAGCCACAGAAATAAAAAAAGCATGGGACGCAGGTTACACAGGGGAAAATGCAGGAAAGACTGGACTGTTATCAGGTGGCGCAGAATACAAAGCGATCACCATGTCTGCGGTAGATGCGCAGACTGTTGAGCAGCAGAAACTCTCTGCAGAAATGGTTTGTTCTGCCTTCCATGTCCCGGCATATAAGGCTGGCGTTGGCGAAATACCAAGTTCTGATAACGTTGAAGCACTTGAACAACAATATTACTCACAGTGTCTGCAGGTGCTGATTGAGTCTATCGAGTCACTCTTGAAAGAAGCTTTCGATCTTGGTGTAAAAAAGCGGGTTGAACTTGATATCGGAGCACTATTACGCATGGACAGCGAACGCAGAATGAAAGCGTTGGGTGATGGCGTCAAAAACACCATTCTTACTCCAAACGAAGCCCGTAAAAGTGAAAACCTACCTCCTGTTGAAGGTGGTGATTCTCTCTTCCTGCAGCAGCAAAACTTCAGCCTGGCAGCACTGGCCAAACGCGATGCATCAGAAGACCCATTCGCGAAAGGGACACAGCAAATCCAGACAGCGACTGCACCTGTTGATGAAAGTGGAAAGTCGCTCAGTGAGACTGAACTTTTCGCAGCGAAAACAATGCTCAGAGGATTATTAACAAAATGAATGAACGTGAAATATCCCTGATTAAGGCGCTTGGCGAAGAGTTTGGAGCAGCCATTAAAAAAATGGCAGATGACTTTCAGCAAGCGCTGGAGAAAACAGCCAGTAATCTGGAGAAGCAACTGGAAGAGATCCGTCATTCAATTCCAGAATTCCAACCAGTAGAAATACCCGATGTATCTAAAATGGTTGCTGATGCTGTAAGTGAAATTGAATTACCGAAGGCACCAGAACTACCAGACCTGAACCAGATTATCGCCGATGCTACCGAAAGCGCGGTGAAGCAGGCTTTTGAATCAATGCCAGTACCCAAGGATGGTAAAAGCGTCACGGTTGATGATCTGCGTCCCCTTGTCGAAGAGGTAGTTAATGCGTTAATTCCTGAGCCGGTAGATGTTGAAAAGCTCGCTCAGGATTTGTTGTCAAAGATTCCTGTTCCTGAACCTGGTTCCGATGGTCGTGACGCTCTTGCAATAGAGCTTGAACCATTCATCGATGAGAAAAAAAGCTATCCACGCGGTATCTATGCGACTCACAAAGGTGGACTTTGGCGCTCCCACGAAAAGACGCACGGCATGCGAGGCTGGGAATGTATTGTTGACGGTGTGTCGGGCATTGATATCAAACAAGATAACCAGCGAACCTTCTCAATTTCTCTCGAAAGAGCAAGCGGTACTGTTGAAGTTAAGTCCTTTGACATCCCGGTAACTATCTATCGCGATGTATTCAAATCTGGTACCGAATATCAACCTGGCGATACGGTCACATGGGGTGGTTGTATGTGGCATTGCAACGAGAAAACATGCGACAAGCCTGGTGAGACAGGCTCGAAAGGATGGACGCTTGCTGTTAAGAAAGGGCGAGATCTGAGGGATAAGCCATGATCGAACTGGTTTCGCTCGAAGAGGCTAAGTTGCATCTCCGTATTGACGACGATTACGGAGATTCAGACCTTACCTTAAAAATTCAGGGCGGCAGCGCAGCAATACTTTCCTACATTCAGGGAAGTCGCGCGTTAGTCGTGGATAATTCAGGAAAACTAATTGATGGTGAGCCGCTTACTCGCGTTCAGACAGCTCTGCTGGTTCTGCTTGGCTATCTTGACCGTAACCGTGGCGGCGAAGAGGAGGACAAGTTGAAGCAGGGCGAACTTCCGTTTTCTGTTTCAATGCTGATTTACGATCTCCGTAAACCGACAATTATTTAAGGGGCAGGTATGGCATGCGCAGGATGCGCCAGACGGCGCGAGTGGATTAAAAAATGGACGAGGATTGCCTATGAACGAGCAGCAGGTAAACGAACTAACGGCGGCACTGAAAGCGCTGGCAACGTCTCAACTGAAACAGGCAGAAGCGATAAACCGCTTGGCTCTGGCTGATGAAACACTGATATCTCTGATTGCAAAAACGCTCGTTGATGAAATTGATGATGAGCTACCACCGCAGACCTATCTTGATGGTAAGCCGAGGTAATCGTGGAGTTTGCTAAACTGCGCCACCGCATCACCATCCAGCGGAGAACGGCTGTCCAGTCTCCTACTACTGGTGCAATGGAATACACCTGGAATGACCTTGCAGAGGTGTGGGGTAGCGTGGTTGCCTCTTCTGTCAGGGACTTCATTACAGCCCAGGCATCAAACGTAAAAGTAACAGCCAGAATCACTATTCGATACCGGGAAGATATTCAGGAGAAAGACCGTATTCTTTTTCGAGGCAAAATCTACAGCATTGAGGGGATTCTTCCTGACCCTGATAGTGGACTCGAATATCTCACGCTTCCGTGCTCAGAGGGGGTAAAGGATGGCTGATAGCATTGAGTTTAAGCTTGAAGGTGTAGATTCACTGCTTGGTAAGTTAGAAGCTATAACCACGGAAACTAAGCGCAAAACAGGGCGCTCGGCACTGAGGAAAGCGGGAAACGTTATCGTAACTCAGATAAAGAGAAACGCAGAGCGACTCGACGACCCTAAAACCGCCCGTAGCATTGCTGATAACGCCGCGCTTCGCTGGAATGGTCGTATGTTTAAACAAACAGGCGATCTGGCCTTCAGGATAGGTATTCTTCAGGGTGCCGTACTAAAAAAGCATCCAAGTACTGTGAAAGATGCACCCACTCCACACTGGCGTCTTCTTGAGTTTGGCACTGAAAAGATGGCAGCAAAACCGCTGGTTCGTGCTGCTGCAAATTCCAGGCTGATTGAGGTTTTCAACACCTTCTCTGTTAATTACGAAGCGGGGATTGACCGAGCCATCAAACGAGCACAGAAGAAAGGAGAGACGGCATGATTGCTCCTATTTTTCCTGTTTGCGCGTCGAGTCCTGACGTCACTGCCTTACTCGGAAGTAATCCGGTAAGAATTTACCCTTTCGGCATTCAGGACGATAACGTTGTTTATCCATACGCTGTCTGGCAGAACATCAGCGGATCTCCTGAAAATTTCCTTAACCAACGACCTGATGCGGACATGTATTCGCTTCAGGTTGATATCTATGCCGATACCCCTGATGAGGCTATCGCTGTCGCTCAGGCGATGCGTAATGCAATTGAGGTAAAAGCCAATATTGTTCGCTGGGGTAATCAGACGCGAGATCCTGAGACGCTCAAGTATAGATACTCTTTCGACGTTGACTGGATAGTCAACCGATAACAAACCTTCCACAACCGGCCTTGAGCCGGTTTTTTATTACCCGGAGATAATTATGTCAGTAGTGACTCAAGGCACTCAGATGTACGTTCTGAATAACGGCGTGGTCAGTGAAGTTGAATGTATTACTTCGTTCTCACCTGGTAGCAGTCCGGCAGATCAAATTGAAGATACCTGTCTGAGTGAAACCAATACTCGTTCATACAAAAAAGGTCTGCGCACACCCGGTCAGGCTACGGTAGCTCTTAACGCAGACCCGGCAAACGACAGCCATGTAATGCTGAGCAACCTGGCTGAATCCAGCGATCAGACAAACCTCACCTTCGCTATTGGCTGGGCTGACGGAACGGATGAACCAACGGTAGCGACGTCTGGTGATCCAGATGCAGTTGATGGTCTTTCTCTGCCGGATACACGTACCTGGTATGTATTCCAGGGTTATGTTTCAGATTTTCCGTTCGACTTCCAGGCGAATACGGTCGTGCAAACTTCCGCAACT